ATAGTAATCTGCATTAAATATGATGTTTGCAACTTCATATTCCCGTTTTACTATGTGAGCTTTGCTCAGTAGCCAGTGATGGCGTTTTTCCAATGCTGTTACAGCTTTTGCGCCATAAGCTTCCTCTGTCTTGAGAAGCTTATAATCGATAGGAGTCTCCAAAGCATGCTCTATGCATTTAAATGTGTCGTGTGTGTTTGCCATGTGAATTTGATTTGCGTTAGCATTCAGGGCACGCTCTGTGTTATAAATTTTAAATCCCTCTTTGCCGAAGCCCAGGAATGTCCCGGTTTCGGTACGAGAATGGACGATAGGACACACCAGGTCTGCAATCATACCAGGCAGTTTATAGCCGGTGGCAAACGTGGTGAGGATAGGATTAACGCTTCCTACTAATTCGCGGTTTTTAGATGCCATGTTTCCTCCTATTTAAGTACCACGCGTATGAAATCGCCGGCATCAGATGCGGTGTCCAGTGCAACACCGCACAGTTTTTGAATGGCTGCGGCGAGATTTTCCGCAGTATCGGTGGGATAAGCTAATGCTACAGCTTTACCGTCAGCATCACTTTTTACACATGCCCCGGCAGTAACCGCATCACCTGCTTCTACTACGGCTATGCCGCCTGTCTGCAAGGTGATTGGATCACCAGAATCTGTGTCGTAAATCGAAACGCCGATAGCTTTCTTATCGACTGTATGTTTCCCATCGAAAGCTACAAAGCGGCACTTGGTGATCGCTTCGGTAGCTGTCAGAGAAACAATAACATTGGGATTTCCTGCTTTCATATAGTCTCCTTGGTTATTCACCCATCACTTGATCCAGTGCTTCCATGTAGGTCAGCTCTGGGTTTTTTCCCATCAACGCTTTTGCCTTGGCGTCAAACTTGGCAGCTTCTTCGTTCACAGGATCGCCATGTTCACCAAAAGTGATGGTCTTATGGTTAACTCTGCCATGCTCACCCATATCTGCAAACAGTGTGTCGTCTGCAGCAAACTCAATAATCTTTTTGATTATCGTACGCTTGGCAGTGGTGATGTCCTGCTCTTCGTCAGAATCGGCGAATTTCACAGAGTCTTCAGCTTCCAAAAATGGCTCGATGTAATCATCTACTATCTTGGGTGCCAATACTCGGCCATCGCCGTGATCGGTTGTTTTCAATCCTTCGCAAAAATGAGAAATCTCATCTTTGCGCGCTTTCTCGGCATCAGCTTTTTGCTTTGCCTTCAGCTCTTCAGGGTACATACCAAAGTCTGCTTTGAACTGCTCACGCGCAGCCTTAGTTGCTTCTGCAGCCGCATCGATTTTGGCCTGTTTGAGCTGTTCTTCTGTGAATTTTACCACATTATCCTCCTGTTCGTTGTCGAATTGTTCGTTTTCCAGCAGCGTTTGGCCATCAACTAAATCATCTATCAGGCCCTGCTTTACGATCTCTAAATTTTCGTCACCGCTCGTGACGTCTGAAGTACGCTTCCAAAGTCGCTGTGTGAGCATATCTATGAAATCACGCAACTTTTCGCCAGCTTTACGCTTACCCCATGCATCACTCAATGGTATCAGTTTGCCATCAACTTCCCCAAAATTCAGCACCACATTGTCATCCCCTTCATGCCAGAAATTGCTCACTTCCAGCAATGGAAGCTTATGATACGGTGCGCTGCCACCCAGCAAAGCTAAGGCGGATATCTCAGCTTTTTTAGGGTAAACTTCAATGCTGCGATGCGGATACTCTCTGTCCTTTATTAATTCAAATACTGTTTCAGGAATTTTAATCAGGTCGGCATTGATTACATCGCCATCCAAAGTGAGATTATCGAAGTGACCTCTGCTGGGCTTTTCTTCACCATCCTTGGCATTGTGCCCCAGAATTACACTTGGGAAATAACCTCCCTCAGCATTCTTACGATGATTCTCAGCAGCTTTCTCAAACCATTTGGCATCATAATTAAAACCTCGATGCTTACCTAATCGGAAAATTGGAACTTTTTTGATTGTATAGGTTCCATCTTCATTCTTAATGTGGTCAAACACCTTGAACTGTGCCATTATCCCTCCTCTATTTTACAAAGCGCAATTTTGTGGTGTCCGGCACCGATGCGCTGAATGAATATTTCATTGATTTGTGCAGTAAGATAATCGTGCACCGGCAGTTGTAATCAAAGGGGGTGCGCAGTTTCTGCCAGATCGGATTGTCTGCTGCATAGGTAAAATGATGAAATGCTTTGTGGCTTTCGCGGGTACGGCTGTCCAGCACACATACTACCATCCTGGCCGGGAACTCTTCTGTATCCATACCGGAATAAAGCACTTCCTTGCCCTGGCTGTACATAGTCTGTATATTGGTACGAATTACGGTGTTCATGTGATACGGATTCAAACGACTCAACCCGGCATTATCAAATACCAGATCAATAGTCTTTACCACTTCAGGCCAGCCATTGTCACCCACTTTAGCAATTGCAGCCTTCACGCTTTCCAATATGGCAACACTTTCTACGCCAGCAATGGTAAAAGCTCGGCGCTTGAACTCCTGCTCCAATAAGTCAAACTCATCCCGTGTGATCACATTCTTCTTTAGAAATTCTGCCAGTACCTGATCAAAGGGCTTATATACATCTACTTTCTTTTCGTCAGCAAATTTTGCTATGGAAAGGGCCAGTTCGATCTGCCTGGATGCATGTGAACGCCCCTGCAAATAAGATATAGCCAAGAACTGCTGTATCACTTCAGGAAGCGCATCATCTATATAGTTTTTAAGCGCTTCAGCATCAAATTTCTTCTGCTTGCTAAGTAGCTCACGCACACCATCCATTATCTGAGCCCATTGCTCGCGATACCATGCCTCGGTACGATCGACTTCTTTTACGAAATTTTCATTTTGTTCAATCAACGGCTGGATATCATCGTCGATAAACTGCTCAAGATCGTCATTATCATACATCTTTGACTTGGCCTTATTATCCAGTTGCTTTGATTTCTCCTGTTGCGGCTGTATGCCTGTCGGCTTCAGACATTCTTCATCAGCTTCCGGCACGTCTATCCCAATAGCCTCATAAAGACTACGTACCGGAATGCGCAATCCGGCATTGGCCAGATTTGCAATGTTCTGAGCAATAGTTATGAGCATGTTCACGTCGAAGGTTTTCCACTCGAAAGTAGGATAATAATCAGTGTCATAATTAAGGTCAACCAGCCAACGAATCAGCTGCCCGTTAATTGCACTACTGCTCATTATAATGTCAAACATGATGTATGCGTTTTTGGTTTCCTGGTGAACACTGCCAAGAGCATAGCTACCTTGGCCACGCTTGCCCTCTTCGTTTGTAAGGGTGTTGCCAAAACCAACTTTACTCATCTCTTTATTGCAGCGCTCAATGAAGCTATCAAACCCAACATTGCCGTCCCGCATTGCTTCGAGATATTTGATTTCGAAATTCTTTGGCTTCAAGATGCCTTCATCCTGTAACATTGCAGTGAGAACCTCTTCAGCTTTTTTGTATGCCTGAGATCCCGGTTCAAGGTTTTCCGGCACATCGACCACGCTCAACGGCTTACCATATCTCTCAGCATAAATGGCCCAGAACTTTGCTCCATTTTTCTTCAACCATGCCCAGAAGGCCGCTTTACTGCTTACCGATTCACCATAGGGGTTTTCATCGTCTTTGCCGCTTATGAAGTGAATAAACTTATTGAGATCCAACTCCTTCCTGACCGGATCTACCTGTATCAATTTATAATTCCCATAGTCATCAAACTCAAAACTGAAATTCTTTGCAGGTTTCAAGCGGATGTTCTTGAGTGCGATCTTACCTTTGTACTTACCCTTACGCAACAGCTCAAGATTCTTTTCACTGATGGAAAAGCCTTTGCCAACAGCATCAAACATAGCCCGAAGATCACTGTCAAAACTGGGGATACGTTTAAGACAGTACTCCACAAAGTCGCGGATTTCTGCATCCCGCGCTGTGATTACCTGCTTGCCATTGTGTGTTGTAGTGTGTGGACGTATGCGCCAACCTTTTGCCAATACGCTTTGTGCCCGGGTATCCAGAACAGAGCTCAAGTGCGTGTCGCCTTCGATCCCCTCAATGTATTCCATACCCTTGCGGGAAATAAGCGGATCCGGATTTTCAGTCTGACTCAATCCTTTGCGGAAACGGGTCTCAAAATTTGCAACCGCAGTATTTTGGAGCATCTCCAGCTTAGTTGTCATGTTTGATAATCTCCACACGCTTCAGCCAACCCATCATCATTATTTCCTGTTCTTCGCCCTTTTCTGCTCGGCAGATGGAATAATAATAATAGCCCTGTAGTATATTCATCATTTTAAAGAGTTGCGATTTATACCCTTTATTGATGCAGATATTCGCAGCATGGCAAGTATTTGGACCAATTGCGCCATCTTCGGCTATATCCAGCCAACGTTTCTCACAATTGTTCAGCACGTTCAAGCTGCGCTGCAAAAAGAGGGCAGCGGGCTGTAATCCGCAATTTACTGCCGTATCATATAATTCAGAGGCAATATCAATATTCTTGATCTTATCACATTTCAGTTCATACCAAAAATTCATGCGGTAAAATTCTTTCACAAGACGCTGTAGCTTTTCATCACTTTTCAGAGTTTCATTAAGTAATCTCAGCTGATATTTATTTGCTGCATCATTGGTCTTGAATGGTTCTCGAATATCCAACATGCGTTTGGCTTGGTCAACCATTTTCCATCCTATCCAGTATGGATGAAACTTGCGGGAAATGCCGGCATAGGTTTCTTTCCCGGGATCAAGTGCATGATTAGCATATCCGGCTTCCTTTTGAGCTGTGCGCATATAAGCGATATCAAACATAATGCCTCCTATATCACCAGCATTGCGGCGCCGGAACCTATAATGGCGCCAAATACATC